GACACCGCATTCGACGCGATGTTGACGCTCGCCGTCTGGAGCCTGTCATCCACCCCATCGAACGCCAGATACGGCCGGAACACGCCGCCGGTGGCGTAGGTCGCAGCGTCGACGATGCGCTGGTAGGCGTTGCCCGTCGCGGTGGCGTCGGCGGCGGTGAGGAGCTGGGCGCCCCAGATAACGATTGTCTCTGTCCCTGCGGCTGCCCAACTTGTTTCCCCGTAGTTGCCATATGTTGGAGTCGCCGAAGGCGAAAGGGCAATCTCTGGCACCACAACGGCGTCAGTCTTCCTGCCGCGAATGGACAGCCGCCAAAATCCATTGGCGGCCGATTCAACGCTTGACGATACAAACGTTCCACCGGCTCCAGCCCCCGACTGAGACATCACCGGAGTGGCTCCAGACAGATCGAATGTCGCGACGAACCATGTCGTCAGATTGTTTGTGACGAGCAGCGATACGTAATTGTGCGTCCCTTTCTTCACGTACGCGCTAAACACATAGTCCGCGTTTGCTACCGAAGGGACGCCACTTCCGGCGCCGCCGAGCATTGCATGTCGGTTGTTGGTGGCAGAAGCCGTCCATGTATCGGCCGTCGTGGTTCCATCAGGAGAAAGCGTGCTGTCGGCAGATGTAGCGCCACCTTCCTTGAACCACGCCGCATTATCGAACTGCTCACTGTACGTCAGCAGATTGTACCGCGCCCGCAGCACGGGCCGGCTGGCGGCGGTGGATTGCGTTGCATGATTCCCGCGGCCGCTCTTGTCGAGAATGCGCCCCACCGGCTGCTCCACGGCCGTGACGGGCGTGAGGCCCGCTGCGTCTTGGAACATCGTGGCGTTGTCGCTCGGGTCGTACCAGGCGCCTTGGATGCCGCCTCGAAAGAGCTGCGAAGGCGAGAAAGGCTGATTGAAAAAGCGCTGGCGCCCTCGGCTCCTGGTGAGGAGCGGCATGTTAGACCCCCTCGCCCGGGATGATGTGCAGAGATCCGCCAGCCGCGCCGATGTAGCTGATCGAGTCGTGGTCCTGGTCTTTTGCGATAGGAACCTGCGTGTTCACGAGGACGGGATAGTCTGCGGCCGTCGCAGCGACGACGCCGTCCACGCGCCGGAACGTGCGCACGTAGACGGTTACCGTGCCGATGTTCGAGAGAACAAGAGCCTTTGCGCCACCGCCAACGGTCGAATCGGCTGCAACGGAGCCCGGCGAAACGGTAATACCCTGAGTATAATACGGATTGAATGCGGCGAGAATCGACATGTTTTCCTCAGGCGATGATGTAGCTGCCAGTTACGATGAAGAGGCGGCCGGCCCCCGCGCTGTGCGTAACGGCCTCGACGGCTGCGCCGTTCTTGTTTTGCATCAGCGCGATTTGACCGTTCGTCAAAAAGTCGGCAAACACGCCGTTGTGCGGGGCGGTCGAGAAGCTGGTTGCAGCCGTTCCAACGGAGCGCGCGGCCGGGCGAAGGGCCGCTGGAAGGTCGGTCGTGAAGAAGATGTTTCCAGACGCGCCCGTCGTCGTCACGCTCTCCATCGAAATGCAGAGGGTGAGCGTCTTGCCCGTCAGCGTGTACGTGCACGAGGCGGTAACGGGCGTTGTCGGGTTGTTCGTCGAGCCGTTCAGCGTCGCGGTGAACGTCGCAGCGTTCGAGAGTTCGCTCCCGGCCCTCGCGATGGCGTACCAGCTCTTTGAGGTCGCGTCGTAGCGAAGGGTAAATGACGAGTTCGCCGCAAGCGCCACGGGTGCGCCAAGGGCCGCCGTTGCGCCGTTCAGGTTGAGCGTGAGGGCCCCAACCGATTGCGTCGTGTAGATGGTGACGATCTGCCCGTCGGCGAGCGACGTCGAGAGCGGTAGCGTGATGGCGAGCGACGGAAAGCCCGCCGTCGGCGTGACGAGGAGAAAGATCGAGCTCGCCGTCGTCGGAAGCGCGATCGTCGTCCCGTTGACCGACGGAGACGCGGTGACGCGCGTCATGTCGGGCGACTTCCACGAGGCCTCGATCCAGTCGAGGAGCACGCCGAGGGACGCCTTGCGCGCGTCGCCGTTCTGCGACGAGTAGACCGGGAGAAGGTCGGAGACCGAGAGGGACGTTACCGCGGAGAGCTGGTTAATCGTGGGCATTGGGTCACTCGTAGTCGATGGCCGCGTCGTCTCCCGCGAGGAGCGGGTCGACCGGAGGGGAGACGAAAGGCGAATAGAACTGATTCCAGAGCTTGTTTCCAGCGCCGGCCGGGAGCGCGCTCGAGTACTGCATTTGCGGAGACTTCGCCGTGCGTGCGTAGATGGCATTCCACGCCGAGCGCGCGGAGGTCATCGTCTGCGGCATCACATTCTTTCCGTAGCTCGGGGCGATGCGAATCGCGAGGTTCGTGACGATGGCTTCGTTCGCGCCGTCGGGCACGCCCGTCTGCTCGTCGAGATCCGACTGCGACGGAGAGAGCGGGAGCGGGTACCCAATGCGGATGCCTCGCGCGTTCCACTCCGCCATCATCGTGTCGAGACGACGAAGCGCGGCGGTGTACTGCTCGGGGGCCATGTCAAACGTGTAGTTTGCAAGACCGATCTCCGTGAAGGCCGCGTCGATGTATTCGCGCTTCGTCCATCCCATGGTCAGTCTCCGGTGCCCTCGAGGGCCTTCACGACCTCTTGCATGAGGCGCTTGTCGCCCCATCGCTTGTCGACCTTGATGCCGAGGCGCTCCGCCTCTTTCTCAAGCTCGTCGCGCGTCGGCTGCGTGTCGTCGAGCGCGTCAACTACATCGACCGCGGGCGGCTCAGGAGCGGGTGCGGGCTTCGCTCGTCCTGCCTCGTCGATGGCCGCTTCGAGCGACGTGTGCCAGCCGTCGGGGCAGTAGCCTTCGGCGACTTGCCGCGCGTCGTAGGTGGCGAACTTGCCGTTCTCGAGGAGCTCGTTCGTGAAGAACGGCCCTGGGCATCGAAAGATGAACGCAAGGCTCACTTCGCACCCTTCTTCGCAGGAGGCGCCTTGCTCGGCTTCCCGGCCTTCTTCGCCGCGGTGCGTGCGGTGCTCAAGGCAACGGCGACGGCCTGCTTTTGCGGCATCCCTGCCTTCATCTCCTTCGAGATGTTCTTCGAGATGGTCTTCTTCGAGTAGCCTTTAGCGAGTGGCATCCTGCCTCCTTCTCTGTGTGTAGCACGACAAGCGAAGAGGGGGCGACCGAAGCCGCCCCCTCCTCAACTCGCATCAGATGCGGTACGTCGTGAACGTGTTCGCAGCCGTGCGAACGGTGCGGAACGTCGCGCTAGAAGAAGCGGCGACGGTACCCGATCCAACGAGCGTGTTGCCCGAGGCCGCGGTCGTCACGGTGAAGGCGTTCGCTCCGCCGGTGTTGACGACGCTCCACTGGAGAGCCTCGTTCACGTCCCAGTCGGCCGCGAGCTCCCAGTTCGCGCCGGTGTCGAGCTGCGCGGTGACCGCCGCGGCCGTCGTCGACGTGATGAGACCCGTGAGCGCAAGGGCCGGGGTGAGGGTTGCCGTGGCGTTGAGGACGCCGGGCGTCGCCTGGACCGGGTTGAGCAGGCGCTGTTGCTTGACGACGGGCGCAACGCCGACCTCGTAGAGGACGGGGAGGCCGCCGACCGCGGTGATGACGATCGTCGTGCCAGGCGTAAAGTTCGAGGTGACGAGCTGACCGTTCGACACGCTGCCAATGACCGTCGACATCGTGGGGTAGTTCGGCGCACCGACGAGACGCTCGACGAGCGCCTTACCCTGAGAGAATACGGCCACCGCTTCGCCCGACGGGACGGTGACGTTTACGGTGCCAAAAGGGGCGAGGTAGTTACTCATTTTTCAAATCCTCTCAGTCTCAGGTCTGGCTGAACATGATCGCGCCGGTCATCTCCGGCTGCTTGTTGACCACACCGAAGAGCAGGTCGATGCGGAAGAAGGTGTTGAGCGTCTTGATGTCGAATTGCTTCGTCATCACGAGCTGGAATCCGCTCGACGTGGTCTCCGCCATAACGCCCGCGCCCGCGTTGCTCGGGATGGCGAGACGGCCAGGGAGAACCTCGAGCGCGTCGCGGCACCAGAAGGGGTTGCAGTAGGCGGTGACCGTGTTGAGGAAGGTGATCGAAACGCCGGCGGCCGCGCCGTTTGCGATGCAGTTCTGGTACTGCGCTTCCGCGTCGGAGCCGCCACGGTTCGAGATGATCGGCGGGCTGATCGTCATCGTCGTGCCCGAGTCGACCGAGATGACGCGGAAGGTCTTCGGCTGGCCCGTGCCCTGCTTCGTGATGAGGTGCACCGACTCAACGAGCGTCGCGCCGCTGCCGATCGTGAACGCGTCGCCCGCCTTCACGTTCGAGGTCGAGGAGACGGTGATCTGTTGATACCGGTTGTCGACGTTGCTCATCTCGCCCGTCGACGCGACCGTGGTCGCCTTCGGGACGTAGAACTGCGTCGCGGTGTTGACCGTGATGCCGCCGCCGCCAGCGGCCGCCGCAAGGCGCGTGACGTAATCGGCCTTGTAGGTGTCGAACCCGGCGATGACGCCCACGTTCGCACGGCGAAGCGCGCTGTCGGAGATGTCGTTGCCGAAGGTGCGCGCCTGGTTCGTTGCGCCGTTGGCGAGGTTGCTCGCGGCGCCGTTGTAATCGCGGCTGCTGTAGAGCAGCTTGCGCCCGTCCATGGGAACGCCGAGCTCGTTGAGCGCGGAGTCACAGAGCGCGACATCATCGAAGCCCGCCGAGGCGCCGGATCGCTTCACGAACACGGTGCCGGTGAGGCAGGCGACGTTGGTGATCGCAACGTTGATGTCGGAGGCAAGGCGCTGCTTCGCCGCCTCGGTGAGGCGATTCTCCTGGAGCGCGTCGCGGAGCTCGCGCGGGGTGAGCATCCAGGGTGCCGAGCGCTGGAAGCCGATCGTCGCGGGGACGGCAAGCTGCGTCGCGCTCTGAAAGCGCGTGGTCATGTCGGAGCCCGCGAACGTCTGCGCGATGTACGGCATCGGGCGCCAGATGACGTCGTTGGCGCGCTCCATCGTCGTCTGGTCGGTGTTGTACTTCGAGACGAGGTTCGAGACGACGAGAGCGTCTTCGAAGCCCTCGAGGAGCTGCTCGTAGGCGACGATCTCTTCCTTGGAAAATGCATTGTTAGGCATGATGAATCCTGATCCGCGTCAGCCGCGGAGGTTGTGAGTCTTCTTGAACTCGATGAGCTTGCTCATCGAAACGGAACCGTCGGCGACGCCTTCTCGAAGCTGATCGAGCGTTCGCTTGACGTGGTCGCCACCAGGAGCGGACCCAGTGATCGGGCGCTCTGGTGCGGGCGGTTTGCGTGGCGTGGTCTTCAACTGCGTCTCCAGTTTGGAAATGGCGAATGCGAAGCGGACCGGATCTTTGATGGCTGCAAGCTCCTTGAGCTTCGCCGAATCCTTCCCGAGGGCGTACGTGACGAGCGCTGCGTTGTCTGCGCCCGAGACGATGATCCCCTGCTGCGTGACGTCGAGCGTGTTCGCGACCGTGTACTCTGCATCCTCGTAGTCCCTTACGCGGAGGGAGGCTTTCGCCTTCGCGTAGTTGTCGAGTCTGGATTTCCACGCATTCTGATTCTCCTCCTCGGCCTTCCGAAGCGTCGCCGCGTGATCGTCTGCGGCTCGCTTCTTCTCGACCCAGGCGTCGAATGCTTGCTCGAATCGCTCGGCGTCGTAGTCGAAGTCCTCGAGCTTTGGCTTCGGTGGCAGCACCGGCGGCCTTACCTCGACCGGTTGCTGTACGCTTCGAAGCTTGGCTTCGTATTCCCTCGTCCTTCGCTGCTCTTCGCGGAGGAGCTTGCGGAGCTTGTTCACGAGCTTCGGATCGCGTTCGTCCTCTGCTGGTGGCTGCTGCGCAGGCTCCCCGATTGTGACGATGACCTCGTCTTCGACCGCGTCTTCGTCCGGCTCCTGCCCGGCTTGCTCCTCGGGCGGCGGTTCCGGTGGCGGCGCCTCGGGCGCCTTGTCGTTGTCAATAGCGGTCGTCGTCTCCTCTTCCATCCTGAGTCGCTTACTCGGGCATGGGCTGCCCGGACGCCGGCGTCGGCGGTCGCA